GCATCATTGAGGCAAGCGGAGAGTGGGCAAAGACACCGAACTCTGCACGCTTTGGCTACTGTGGCAAGCAGCGGGGCTTTCTTAAATGCAGGGCCTGAGCCCCAAAAAGGCCCCGGAACATTGCCCGGAACAGTGGAACATTTGTGAAAATTGCTGATGTTCCAATGTTCCGGCAATGTTCCGGCAGATGTTCCGGGGAAAACCCTTGAAATCACTGGACTTTTTGACAAGTGGAACATTGGAACATTTATTTTTTATTAAATAGTAAAATAGAGAATTTAGAGAGAATAGAGGATATATAAACCCTCTAAATCCTCTATTTACAGGTTATACGGGGAAAATGTTCCCTTGTTGTCGGATGTTCCAGTCATATTTACCAAGCAGATAGGAGGCTATGAAAGCATGAAAGAAAGCTATATTGAGCGATACCTGACCCGCCAAGTGCAGGAGCACGGCGGCCTCTGTTTCAAGTGGGTATCACCTGGAAATATTGGGGTGCCTGACCGCATCATCCAGCTACCCACCGGCAAGACCATCTTTGTGGAGCTGAAAACGGATGTGGGGCGGCTGGCCAAGATACAGGCCTGGCAAAGGAGCGAATTGCAGAAACGGGGGGCGGATGTCCGTGTCCTGTATGGGATGGACGCTGTGAAAGACTTCATCCGGGAGGTTTTCGGGGATGCAGTACACACCTCATGAGTACCAGACCTATTGCATCCAGCGGGTGGTGGAGGACCCGGCCATAGGGCTGTTTCTCCGGCCCGGCCTGGGCAAGACGGTCATCACCCTCACGGCGGTCAATATTCTCAAGTATTACCGCTGGCAGGTGGCCAAGGTCCTGGTGGTGGCCCCCAAGAAAGTGGCGGAGGCCACCTGGAGCAAGGAGGCGGCCAAGTGGGAGCACCTGCAACACCTCCGCATCTCCACGGTGCTGGGCAGCGCCGCCAAGCGCATCAAGGCCCTCAACACCCCGGCGGATGTCTATATCATCAACCGGGAAAATGTGGAGTGGCTGGTGGACTACTACAAACAGGCGTGGCCCTTTGACATGGTGGTGCTGGATGAAAGCACCAGCTTTAAGAACTCCCAAAGCAAGCGCTTTAAGGCCATGAAACGCATCCGCCGGTTTGTCAAAAAGATGGTGCTGCTGACCGGCACGCCGTCCTCCAAGGGCCTCATTGACCTGTGGGCCCAGGTGTACCTCCTGGATGGTGGCGTGCGTCTGGGGCCTACCCTGAGCGCCTACCGGGAGCGATACTTCGACCCGGACCAGCGGAGCCGGACCCAGATTTTCAGTTACAAGGCCAAAGACGGAGCGGAGAGCGCCGTGCTGGCTGCCATCTCTGACATCTGCATTTCCATGAAAGCGGAGGACTACCTGCAACTGCCCCAGTGCATTGAGCATGAGATCCCCGTCATGCTGGATGCCAAAGCGGCCAGGGACTATAAGCAGTTTGAGCGTGACCTGCTGCTGGAGGTGGATGAGGATGTCATCACGGCGAACACCGCCGGTGTGCTGGTGGGCAAGCTGCTGCAATACTGCAACGGCGCTGTCTACGGCACCCAGGGCCAGGTGGTGCCGGTCCATGACTGCAAGCTGGATGCCTACATGGAGCTGCTGGAGCGTCTGGACGGTGAGCCTTGCCTGACATTCTACGGCTACCAGCATGACCGTGACCGCATCCTGGAGCGCCTGGAGAAGTACAACAAAGGCCGCACGGACAAGCTGCGGGTCCGGGTCTATAAGGGCGTGGAGGATGAGGATGCCTGGAACAGCGGCCAGGTGGATGTGCTGCTGGTACACCCGGCAAGCTGTGCCTATGGCCTCAACCTCCAGGCCGGTGGCCGTCATGTGATCTGGTACGGCCTCAACTGGTCCTTTGAGCTGAATGACCAGGGGAATTGCCGCTTGTGGCGGCAGGGGTCCCCCTACGATAAAGTTTTCATCCATTACCTGGTGGTGCAGGACTGTGAGGATGAGGATGTCATGACCACCATCCGGGACCGGGCAGACACCCATGAGGCGGTCATGTCCGCACTCAAGGCAAGAATTAAGAAAATCAAGGAGGAGAGCAAGTCATGACCAATGAGGAAAGATTGAAAACGGATACCGTCTTTGTGGATGCAGTCATCCGGGAGTGTGCCACGCTGACCATCCAGCATGAGACAGACCAGCAGCGTATTGAGGCCCTGGCGGCCCATATTGTGGAGCTTGAGCAGAGGCGGGGCGGAGATACCACCCAGGCCACAAAAGCCTGTGAGGAGGCCCAGGAGCGTGCCAGAGCGGCAGAGCAAAAGCTGGCAAGGGCTGTGGGTGACCTGCACTTTGTCATGTCTGGCGGGGACCCCTGCAAGGTGTGCACCGTCAAGTGCCTCATGGGTGAGGGCAACTGCAAACCTGTGTGGAGAGGTGAGGTGGCTGGCCAATGACCCTGAAAGAACTATCCCAGCTTTATTACCTCAACCGGGAAATTGAGATGGACCAGCGGCGGCTCCGGGAGCTGGAGGTCAAAGCGCTGCCGGGTGCCCAGGTCCTCACTGGGATGCCCCACGCACCGGGAGTGACTGACAAGGTGGGCCAGTATGCGGCGGAGATCGCTGATCTCAAGGGCATCATTGAGGCAAAGCACCAGCAATGCCTATATGAGCGGAGCCGTCTGGAGCGGTACATAAACGGCATTGATGACAGCCTGACCCGGCAGATTTTCACCTATCGCTTTATCAGCGGACTGCCGTGGGAGCAGGTGGCCGCTTGTGTCGGCGGTGGGAACAACGGCGGGAGCGTGCGGATGCTTTGTTACAGATACTTGAAACAGCACTCGACTGAATAACTTGTTGCAAATGTTGCAACGACCTGTGATATACTTGTACCGTGGGTGTATGCCTCAGAGGATGAGCCAACACCTCCTTGGTTAAACAGCGGCAAGGTGACGGAAACTGAAACCTCCAGACCCTTGCCGCTGTTTCTTATTATGCTTTTACACGCCGTTCCATTCTGGGCGGCGTTACTTTTTGATGGGGTGGTGAGCCGTGGCAAAACTAACTGAAAAGCAAAAGCGCTTTGTGCAGGAGTACCTTGTGGACCTCAATGCCACACAGGCTGCCATCCGTGCCGGTTACAGCGAGAAAAGCGCCTCCCGGATAGCGGTGGAACTGCTCAATAAAACTCAAGTTTCGGCGGAACTCCAGAGACAGCAGGTGAAACTCCAAAACAAGCTGGAAATCACACAGGAGCGTGTCATTGAGGAGCTTGCTGCCATTGCTTTTGCCAACGGGACAGACTTTGTGACAGTCACTGAAACAGGGCTTTTGAATGTCAAGCCCACCCATAAGGTGCCAAAGGAAAAGCTGCCAGCCATTGCGGGCATCAAATACAACCAGATGGGCGTGGAGATCAAGCTGCACGACAAGGTGAGAGCCCTGGAGCTGCTGGGCAAGCACCTGGGCGTGTTTGACAGCAACAACGGCGGACCGGCAGCGGAGGAAAACAACATCTTTGATGTCATCGACCAGAGCACAAAGGAGGAGCTTGATACAAGTGAAATATCAGAAATTGAGCCCCCGGCAGAACCTGGCGATGACCTGGTGGAATAGGCCCGGCTTTGAGGGCTATGACGGCATCATCTGTGACGGCTCTATCCGCTCAGGCAAGACAGTGGCCATGACGGTGGGCTTTGTGATGTGGGCTATGCGGAGTTTTGAGGGCCAAAACTTTGCCATCTGTGGCAAGACCATTGAGAGCTTGCGGAGAAATGTGACCTCCAACCTGTCCAACTGGCTGGCTGGGGTGTTTTCGTTCAAAGAGCACCGCAGTGAAAATAAGATCGTGGTGACCGCCGCCGGGCGGACAAACACTTTTTACCTGTTCGGTGGCAAGGATGAGAGCAGCGCTGCCCTCATCCAGGGCATCACTCTGGCGGGCATCCTGCTGGATGAGGTGGCCTTGATGCCCCGGTCCTTTGTAGAGCAAGCGGTGGCCCGCTGCTCTGTGACCGGCTCAAAGCTGTGGTTTAACTGCAACCCGGAGGGGCCCAGCCATTGGTTTTACCTCAACTGGGTGTGTGAGGCCAAAAAGCTCAATATGCTCCGGCTGCACTTCACGATGGATGACAACCTCAGCCTCTCCCCAGAGGTCAAGGCCCGCTATGAGAGCCTATACTCTGGGGTGTTTTATGACCGCTTCATCCGTGGCCTGTGGGTGGTGGCTGAGGGCCTGATCTACACCATGTTCAACAAGGACTTTCATGTGGTGCCGTCCACTCCCCGGCCCTACGAAAAGTATTACCTGTCCTGTGACTACGGCACCATCAACCCCACCAGCATAGGGCTGTGGGGCCTGGCCGCTGGCAAGTGGTACAGGGTCCGGGAGTATTACTTCGACAGCCGCAAAGAGGGGCGGCAGCGCACCGATGAGGAGCACTACACAGAGCTGGAGGCCCTGGCCGGTGACCTGCACATTTCCGCTGTCATCGTGGACCCCTCAGCGGCCAGCTTTATTGAGGTCATCCGCAGACATGAGCGCTACCGGGTGGAAAAGGCATCCAATGCTGTCATTGATGGCATCCGTGATGTGGCCACCCGGCTGCAATGCGGGGACATCTTCTTTTGCGACTGCTGCACGGATTGCATCCGTGAGTTTGGGCTGTACAGGTGGGATGAAAAATCAACCACAGACCGGCCCATCAAGGAAAATGACCACAGCATGGACGATGTGCGCTATTTTGTCCACCGTGTCTATGCGCCGGACCTTTTGAGATTTAAGTGAGGTGAGAAACTATGGTAACGCTGAATTTGAGAGATGACTGCCTGGGCCGTGTTGCCACGGATTTTCGCCGGGGCATGACGGACAAGCGCTTTTTGGAGCTGGAGATCACGGCCTGGCTCAAGTCCAGGGAGAGACACAAGCAGCTTGAGGCTGAGGCCTACTATGACGGTGAGCACGCTGTCACGCATCGCAAGCGCATGGCTCTGGATGATGACGGCAAGCCCAAGGAGCTCAAGCACCTGCCCAATAACCGCCTGGTCAACAATCAGTATTCCAAGATGGTGGACCAAAAGACCAACTACTCCTTTGGCAAGCCGTTCTCTTTCGACACGGAAAATAAGCAGTACGCTGAGGCCCTGGGCACGGTGCTGGGCTCCCG